GTGTTACAGAGGAAATTAATAAAATAAAAAAATTAATTAACCATTAAAAAAAAATCCCCTTATTTCTAAGGGGACTAAACCAATTACTTTGTTTTTACTTTGTTTTAACTGTGTCAACTGTTTGAGTTACCACAGAATCAACGGTGTTAACTAAGACAGAATCAACTGTTGTTGTATCAGTCATTGGGACTTCACTTTTTGGTGTAGACCCACCACATGATGATAACATTACGCTACCTGCAATTACTATTGCGAAAATTACTTTTTTCATAAATTTATTGTTTTTTATTTGTACAATAAATAGGTGTTTATTCACGATAAGTCAATTTATTAGTTGTTTTTTTAAATTTATTTTTTAGAAAAAATAAATCACAGGACTTGTCAGATAAGATTTTATTATTATCTTTGTAAAACTTTTGAAAGAAAAGGAGATATTTATACAACACCCTTTTTATTTAAATAAAAGTTCTTTTAAAATTTGACAAATTATTATCCATTTAGTATACTTGAAGTATGAATAATGAAAACAAAACAGTAACAATTGAAGATAACGTAATGTATTACTATTACGTGAGTGGTGTAAAGTATTGGACTCCAAGTTCAGTTTTCGCACAGTCACGAGCAATATTCTACGGTAACGAAAATGTTTACGTTGAAAAAATTAATTAAAAAAAGATTTGGTAGATTGAAAAAGTTTACTTATCTTTGTAAAAGAAATCAGGAACGTCTGATTTAGTTCTTTGAAGAAATTGGTTATAGAAACAGTCTAGGTCCGTAGGGCTACTGTTGTGTGTGAGGAAAGTGACTACGGGACAAACATTTAACTGTATGAAACAAAGCAGAAGTCCTTCGCATTTAAAGTGTAAATGAAATATGTTACCGCATCAGTTATTATAACTATAAAAAGATTTGGTAGATTGAAAAAGTTTACTTATCTTTGTAAAAGAAAAGAGATAGACAAACATTAAGATACAAGTCTCAAAAAAAAATTAAAAAAGATTTGGTAAATCAAAAAACTTTACTTATCTTTGTAAAAGAAATCGGAAACGTCCGAAAATGTTCTTTGAATTATTGTATTATCCAGATTAGATGAAAGTAAATTCTTCGGAATTATGATAGTCTAACAAATGATAGTCGGCCGTGTATGGTCGTTAAATAAACCACGAAAGTGGGATAAAGTGAATCTGCAAGTGTTAGTAGGTTTGCGTCTTGGGAAACTGAGGTCGAGTACACAAGTGGGATATCATCCGACCTTTAGTACTGAGGGCGACGCTTTAGGGAAAGTGGTTGGGTGGAATGGCAATGTGGATTGTCAGTCTGAGGAGGGAACTCCAATAAGAATTACCCATAGGTGTCAAGCAAAAAATGTGGTTTCCAATTACATGATTGCGGGTACCAATATAAGAGAGAACTTAAAACCGAAAGGTAAGATAGAGAACAAGTGGTGTTGCTACTATCCTTATTAAAGACTTACCAAAGTCTTGGTACGAAGTAATCTTAAAATATAGAGATGGGGACATCTCACAGAGTAGTTTGGTATATCGGTTTCCAAAAGAAAACGACTCCTTTAACGGACCACTACTTTGATTCATCCACACACGTAACTTATACTAAATTAAGTAAAATTAACTAAAAATAAGCAAAAGTGTCCGTTAGGTATCAGTGAAAGGTGACTACATAGTAATGAGCCGTTCATTGCACATGAAGACCGCAAGTCTGAGTGTATTCTTACCAAAAACCTCTATTCCCATAAGGAAAAGTCGGGGAGGCATCTTCGAAGAGAGTTGAGTAATGAGAGAGTAGCTGATATCTCAAGAAGTGATTGGTCTAACCAATCGTCACTGAGGAATACTTCCCAAAAAGAAGTGGATATGTGGGGAATTAATAATCCTACTAAAGTTTCTCATAAACAGGTGTAATCTCAGCCTTTTTTATAGCCAAATATTGTGGGATAGAGCAGAGGCAGCTCAAAAGGCTCATAACCTTTAGGTCGGAGGTTCGATTCCTTCTCCCGCTACTAAGTGACTCCGTATGTGTTTTTTTAAATCATAACACCCACCACGAGTTTAAACTGATGGAAACATAATGATTTGGGTGTTTGCGTGATTATCCTATCTTTTGACAACACGATTCTTCCTTATAGAAAGTATAACAAGTGATTAAGTACCGATATGTCTTTGACAAGACAACCTGAGGTTATGATGGTAAAAACTAGTTAGGACTGTTTTTAGGATGTGGATTTTGTTATAACCACGCACCATTTTTAAGTCTTTAAATTAAAAAGGGTAGTAAACATACAGACGTTCAGGTCGTACACCAGTTACAACTCACGATAGAAGTTGGATAGAGATTTCACTAATCACTACCTCGGGTTAAACTTACCGAGTAACAAAGTTTAGGCTAAAAGTGGGGGATTTTGACTAGCCGTCTTAATCTCCCCTTTTTTTATTTCCTTTAATCAAAAACTCCATTATACTTTAATACCCTTGAGGTATAAAAAACAAAATCTTAAAATAATGGAAACATTTTATTTTACTTTAGGTGTCCTTTCGATTGTTGCAATAATTTTCATTGTTGCTCTTGTTTGGGGGTTAGTTAAGGTTGTTAGAACAAAAAAAGATTTGGAAGATTTCAGAATATCTTATGAGAGGAATTTAGATTCCAACCAAATAAGATTAGATGAGACTAAACGTGAATTCGAGACCACAGTAGAACATCTCTACAGACGTATCGATGAATTTCATCAGGAATCTAAAAGTCATACTGACAAACGAGCTGACCAACTTAGACAAATTTTGACAGAATCAAAATCCTAAAAAACAAAAAACCCCATCCTAAAAAGGTGGGGTTTTTTATTTGGTTATCTTTTTGATTATACTAACATTTCTACCTCTAACCCAACCATCGTTTAAATATGAATTAATGTCTATCTTTTTAATTTTTTTATCTTCGTTATTTTTAGTTATCCAACAAGTCCCGTATTGTGAATTTTTAACACCAACACCGGTTCCTTTCTTTACTTCACTCAATTTTTGTTTAGTTTCATCCGTGTGAGTTTTCCCATTCCAATTGTAAAAATAATGGAGTTGTTTTCTTTTACCTGATAATAATTGTTCATAATAGTGTTTTCTTTTTAATTCAGCAAAATTATTTCTAAATTCATCATCTTGCATTTTTTTTAAAAACATTTCATTACCGGCTTTAGAACACTTTAATCTATGTTCTTCAGAATAAAATTTTCCTCCACCATAACCACCTATTTTAAGATTTATACAATTTTCATCTAATAATAAATCCGAATTAACAATTTCAATTTCACGTTCTTTTAATGATTCTCTGTTAGGTAAAAACTCTAAAATAATTTTAGTGTGGTTATCCTTACCATACTTTCTAATTGAATATCTTAATCTTTTACCACTACCCATATACCCATCCTCTAAAATAGATGTACTGTGCATTCCAATATAGTATTTTTGATTAAAATTACAAGTGGTTTTATAGATATAGTGGATATGAGGTTTTTTTCTCGGCATTTTGTTCTTTTACTATAAATATCTCAAAATATAGTAAAAGAACAAAAATGTTAAGTGTGGAGGTAGAGGCTTCGAAGCCTCGTAGTTGTCCATAACGATTATTAAGTACTACATGCTTAGGTCATTGTTTAATCTAACAATCCGAAATCCCACAGTTCCCTTATTATACAGTTCGGTTTACTGAGAACTTATCCTCTGCCATCTGATTATCCTCTGATTGGTTAGAGTTTACACCTTTTATGGTAGATGTCACACCATGAAGACCGTTCTGTTCCTAGGTATAAGTCTATCTACCCGTTGTTTTTTTCGCCTTAGGCTACTGAAACATTTTCTTCAGTACGGATTAATCCTACTGCAGAAAGTTTGTTGATAACGTTGCCGTGTATCGATTTGAACCAGTTTTACAAGGTTAGTTCAGCCTTGACATGCCCCGAATAACCAACTATGTCAGTCAATTCCAATTTACCCCCATGATGTTAAAGAACTATTGTTTTACAAATATACAAATAAATTCAATAATAACAATTTTTTAAAGTATTTATTTGATATAAATATGGCAGAGACAGAGGAAAATAAAAACGAAGCTTATGACGGTAGTCAAATCTTCTATGAAGATGATAAGGTTATGTTATTAAAATGTAACACTCTTGAGTCCGCAAAATATTTTGGTCCTCCGTTTTTTTCTAAGTTTTATAACAGATATAGTGCTGCAGATAATTATATTATTGTCGATAAAGAAGGTGATTATCTTACTCCGACATTATCATATTTAATTCACAAACCACATCAAGGACCGATAGAATGTTATAACTATGAAAACGATGATTTAACAATTACAGATATCCTTGAAAGATTCCCTAAGATTACAGACAAAATTTATGACTTAATTGGTATTAGTGAGACCTATGATGCGTTAAAGAGAATTAGTAATGGGGAAGAAATTGATAAGTATAAGTTATCAAATATTGATGAATTAATTGGGGACTTTAAATTTAATAAAAATAATCCTGGTAAAAGTATGGTTACAATTAAATTTGATGACCATGAGGATTATTTTAAATTATTTGATTTAGGTGAAGGGGATTTATGGTTTCTAAAGGCTTTATTCAGTTCGTATCATTATGATTCAATAGGATTTTATCATAGTGATTCGGGATACCAAGATTGGAATGAGGGTTATTTAATGAGAGACCTTAATGAGGAAAACATTGCGTTAATCAAACAAATTTTAAGTTATATTGACCCTAATCTTGTCAAACTTAAAAACGATGACCAATATCTGAAAGCCTCAGTATTATTGAGAGACACTTTTAGTAGACAAATTGAGAATATTGTTGACGATTATTCGAATGAAAGAGATACTGCAATGCAAACCGCGGCTGAAGAGGAAATACGAAATGAATTATGTGACCCATTCCAAAATTACGGGTTATTTGCCAAGTCAGGATGTTTCTACTCATATGTGACAACCGTTAATGTCTTGTTGGGTATGTACAATATTTCGAAAGAAAGACATGTGGACTTAAAAGGGATGTTATCAAAGATTGGTCATACATTGTCGGTAGGTCCATATGAGGACTCTATGTACGAATATGGTAGTGGCGAATTTGATATCGATTCCGTCAATAAAAACGCAAAGTATGAGTTAGAAAAAATATTAGAAGAAATTGAGGATAGTGATAAGTACCCAAATCTAATTAAATTTAGAAAAATTGTTGATGAGGTTTTATCACAATATGATTTAAATAAATATTATGATTTAAAAAGAGGAACTGACTCAGAAGGATTTAGAATTACAAAATTAGACCCTGTAACTAATAAAATATTTTTAACTTACCATAAATCAGGGTTAACACAAGGAAAATCCGAAGTAAGAAGTTATACTCTTGAGGAATTCCAAGATTTTCTACATAATCCTGAATTATTTGAAAATAAAATCTTAAACTTCCGAAAAAAAGCTTAACTTTGTGTTATGCGAAGAGACTACGAACTTTTAAAGAGTGTTTTGTCCGTTCCATCTAAAACGTACCAAGAAGAACAAATGGTTGAGTTTATCACCAATTGGTTATCTGAAAACAATATCCCGTTTTTTGTTGATGGAATGTCTAACATTTATGCCACAAAACAAACCGATGAAAATATAGAATATTTTCCATGTGTTGTCGCTCACACTGATACTGTACATAATATCGACACAATCAATATTCGTGAAGGATTATTACCAAACGCTCAGAATGAATTGAAACCGTCCTTAAAGGCCTATAATGATAAGGGTAACCCAACAGGAATTGGTGGTGATGACAAATGTGGAATTTATGCTTGTTTAGAGTTATTGAAAGAACTTCCTAATTTAAAGGCCGCTTTCTTCGTATCTGAAGAAACAGGGTGTCATGGGTCAAGAAAGGCCGATAAAACATTCTTCACAAATGTTGGGTACGCAATTCAATTTGATGCTCCTGGCAATTGGATGGTTTCCGAATTTTGTATGGGGGTTCAATTATTTGATAGAGATACAGAATTTTTCACATCTTGTGATGAGGTATTGACCGAGGGATTTGAGAAAAGACAAAAATACCAATCTCACCCTTACACTGACGTATATGCGTTAAAACAACTTTTTGATTTTTCATGTATCAATTTTGCTATCGGGTACTATAAGTACCACACACCAAACGAATATGTTGTAATCGAAGATGTTTACAGTGGAATTGAAATAGGTAAAAAAATGATTGAGAAATTAGGGTATACAAAACATTCCTTTACACCTAAACCAAAAAATAGTTACACACTATTTGATTAAAAAAAAAGGGGAATTAATTTTCCCCTTTTTTCTTTTTAGTTTTTTTAACAGTCTTTAGTTTAACCTCAGTGTTGTCAACATATAGAACATAACTAACATCGTCAAGAACGGTTCCTTTTAAAACTTCTTCAGAAATAAAATCCTCAACTTTATCTTGGATTGCTCTCTTAAGTGGCCTTGCTCCATAGGACTCATCAAAACCGATTTCTGAAATTAACTCCAATATGGATTCATCGTAAGTTATGTTATATTTTAACTTAACTAATCTTTCACAAAGTTTATCCATTTCTAATTTAACAATTTGTTTAACCTCATCTCGTTTTAGTGTGTTGAATATAACTACCTCATCAATTCTGTTTAAGAATTCAGGTGCAAAGAATTTTTTTAGCTCCTTTTTCAACATGTCTTGTTTATATTCTTCCTCAACATAAGTATTTGTTGAAGATTTAAATCCGACACCTGTCCCAAAGTCCTGTAGTTTTTTGACCCCAATATTTGAAGTCATAATGATTACACAATTTTTGAAATTAATTTTTCTACCTAATCCGTCAGTAATATGACCATCATCCAACACTTGTAACAACGTTGAGAAAATGTCTTTGTTCGCCTTTTCAATCTCATCAAATAAGATTACAGAATAAGGTTTGTTTTTAACCTGTTCAGTTAATTGTCCTCCTTCATCATAACCAACATATCCTGGAGGAGCTCCGATTAAACGAGATATGGTATGTTTTTCTTGAAATTCTGACATATCCATTCTAATCAAATTCTCTTCACTACCAAACATTTCTTTAGCCAATTGTTTTGCTAAATATGTTTTACCAACACCTGTTGACCCCAAGAAAATGAATGACCCAATTGGTTTGCTAGGGTCTTTAATACCCAATCTATTTCTTCTAATAGACTTTGCAATTCTTGATACTGCTTCAGATTGACCGATAACTTTACTACATAGCCTTTCGTCTAACTTGGCCAATAATTGAGCCTCATTGGCGTTTAATTTAGATAATGGAATTTTAGTCATATTTGAAACGACTTCGTACACCAATTCGACAGTTACCTCTTTCTTTTGAGTTTGTAACTCAGACTCAAACTTTTTCTTTTCTGAATCTAATTTATCTAAAATTCTTCGTTCCTTATCTCTTAGACTTGCCGCCTCTTCATAGTTTTGTTTTTTAACGACATCAAGTTTTTCTTGTTTAATGTCATGAGCTTGTTCTTTTAACTTCTCAATTATTTCGGGCATCTTCACCTCAACCTGACTTCTTGCTCCAACCTCATCAATAATATCAAACGCCTTATCGGGGAATTCTCTATCTGTAATATATCGTTCTGCCAAATCAACACATAGTGATAAGATTTCGTTAGAATATGTTACTTTATGATAATTTTCGTATCTCTCTTTACTGTGTTGTAAGATTTGAATTGTTTCCTCTTTTGTTGCGGAATCAACAATTACCTTTTGGAATCGTCTTTCTAACGCCCCGTCTTTTTCAAAATTCTTACGGTATTCGTCTAAAGTTGTTGCACCAATACATTGGATTTCTCCCCTTGCAAGGGCGGGTTTAAAGATATTTGACGCGTCCATTGAGCCTGAGGAATTACCTGCACCAACGATAGTATGTATCTCATCAATAAATACAATGATACTTGGAGCGTTTTGTAATTCTTCAATAATTACTTTCATACGTTCCTCAAATTGTCCACGATATTTTGTCCCCGCAACGATTGAGGTCATATCTAAAGAAACAATTCTTTTATCCATTAAATTTCTTGGGCAGTCTCCGTTAAAAATTTTAATCGCCAAACCTTCAACAATTGCGGTTTTACCACAACCTGGCTCACCAATAATAATTGGGTTGTTTTTTTTCCGTCTTGAAAGGATTTGAGCAATTCTTGTTATTTCTCTCTCTCGACCAATTACAGGGTCTAATTTACCTTCTTCGGCTAATTTAATTAGGTCCCTACTAAAGTTATCTAAAACAGGTGTAGCAGAATTGCCAATACTTCCTTTATCTTTATTAGGTTCAATACCATCTTTTGATTCTATCATGTAAGTGTTTTTTTTAAATATAATCTTTAAATTGGTAATTTCAACTCAAACAACTTTATATTTATAAGTATGGATATGATGAAACATTATACAAAGTACATCACAACTTTAAGAGCTGATGAGGACCTCTTAGAAACCTACCGTAATTTAAGGCGAGCGTTTCAAAGAGAAGGATGGACTCAAAAAGACTTAGAGAGACCACCTTATTACCCAAATGATATCATGAGAAACTACCAAAGATTTAGTTCTTTACACTCAAAATTATTTCATGAATTAAAAGGTTTCTTCCCATCTATTGACCACAATGAGTTTGTCAAGTATCTTGAAGATAAAATGACATTAATCGATATAGAAATACCTTTAGAAAATGGCAATAAAGAAAGAACAGATAATCGGGACGAAGATTATTAATGAAATAGATTCAAGTAATCTAACAAAAACGGAATATGATACCGAAAGCAAAAAACTAATAATTGAGTTTAAGAACGGTATGAAATACGAATATGATGAAGTTCCCCATCAATTGTACACTCAGTTTAGAATGTCCGAATCACAAGGAAAATTCTTCAGTACTAAGATTGCTAAAACATTTAAATATAAAAAACTGTAACAAATTGAATTACTCAAATATTTATTTTTGATGAGTAATCTAAAAAGTATTTTAAATAGTTTTCATTTAAAGGATGAATTAAATCCAAAGATTTGGAAATCGTCAGGAAATGACGAAAAAACGATGAACCCTAAAGTTAGGACTCATCTATTAGACATTGTCTATGATTTTATCGAGTCATTAGATGTTGACATTATTGTTAGTGATATTATAATGACGGGTTCATTAGCAAACTACAATTGGTCTAATTATTCGGATGTCGATATTCATATTATTGCTGATTACCAACAATTTCCTAAAAATACTCAAGAATTATATAGTGATTTATTTCATTTAAAGAAAACGGTTTATGGTCTTAAACATAAAATCACCATTTTTGGTTATGATGTAGAATTGTATGTTGAGGACGAATCAATTAGAAAAGAAGTACAAAGTGCTGGTAGATATTCGGTCCTAATGGACGAATGGGTTGTAGTACCATCAAAAGAGTCCGTAGATATTAAAATAAGTGAGATTCGAGAAAAGGCTCAAAAATGGATGTCAATAATTGACGGTGTTGAAGAGAACATACAGGATGAGGATATAGAAACCGCTAAAAAACTAATAAAGAAATACACAACAAAAATTAGAAAGTTTAGGGAGTGTGGTTTAGAAAAGGATGGAGAATACTCCGATGAAAATCTTGTATTTAAAATATTAAGAAGAAACGGGTACTTAGAAAAGATTAAGGAAATGAAAGATAAATTAATAGACAAAAAACTTTCATTAAAAGAGTCGACAACAAATATTGGTGGAACTTTTAAAACTGATTTAGAAAACGGTCCAAAAAACCATGGAGGAAGAGCTCTTGGTAATTGGCAATCGGATAATGCTTGGGATATATTTTCACCTCCAGGAACGGTCGTAAATTCTTACACCGAAGGAGTTGTTAGTAAAATTAGAGATACGGGTAAAAACTCAGGTAAAATATTTGGCACTCAGGTGTCAATTAAAGGGTTGGGAGAATTTCCTGACATTTTTTATACCCATTTAAAAGACGTTAAATTACAAAAAGGTGATACCGTTAAAGTTGGTAACTATATCGGAGCAATCTCAGAATGGTTAGACCATCCAAATATTACTCACGTACATATAGGATTACCAAGAGGACATCATTTAAAAGACCTTTTAGTTAATTCCGACAAAATATTTACAGGTTCAAAAGAGAGTACTCAAACACCTTCAAAAGAAACAGGTGAAACATTCTTATCAGATTTAGACACAATTTCAAAATCAGGAAAAGAATTTGTGAA